CCATTTTCCAGAAACCCGCAAGAGCGAGGACCGCGACGATGGAACAGCTGGTTACCGAGGCGAAAGCCGCCCTCGAAAAGAGTGATCCTGCGCTTGCCCGGGTGGCTCATAGCCTGATCCCGCGGCTGGTGGCTGAAATCAAACGGCTAACGAAGCGTCTAGATGAGGTGGAGGGGCACGGCTGTGGGAGAGGAAACTGTGCAATCAAGCGTTGCCAAGGAACAGGCGAAGGAGGTCGAGAGGCTCAAGGAGGAGGGCAGGCGGCTGAAAATGGAAGTTCAGCGCCTGCGGGACTTGTTGATCAGTGCGGGCTACCCAATCTAGGAGGGGATCATGGCTGACCAGCTGCTCTGGACTCTGGAAGAGGTTTCTCAGCACACCGGCATCGCTGCCCGTACATGGCGGCGATACGTCAGGGCGGGCAAGGCTCCCCAGCCGATCAAGCTGGGGCGTGTCACCCGCTGGAGCATCGACTCCGTCAAGCAGTGGGTCCAGCTGGAGGCTACCGCAGCTGGTGCCAACTCCCCCGCCCAGCAGCAGCCGGAGGGATGGACGAGTACTTCTGTGTCCTTCCCGCCCAAGGGGACGTTCGCGGTCGGCATCCGCTGGGACTCCGAGCGGTCCCGCTGGCGTCTGGCCGATGGCCGTACCGGGGCGGAGTACTGGCACGCCCTTCCGCAGCCGCCGCAGCAGCCCGAAACCACCTCCCTCCTGTGAACCGATGCGCAACTTGTACGACCGAATCACCGAGTTGGAAGCGGAGAATCACGATCTCCGGGTCAAGGGTCATGCCCAGCGCGTGGAACTCGACTGCCTGCGGGCGACCGTCAAGGTGCTGTGCGACAAAACCGGGGATTCCGCACCCACGGCGTGGACCGTGAAGTGCATCTTGGACGAGCGCGGCCACAACGACCGCGTTCGGGACAAGGGCAATCGCTTCGTGAAGAGGGACCAATGACCGACATCGTCGAGCGGATTCGCGGCCTGCGCTACATCCATGTCCCGGTGGCGAGCGAGTTGTTTGAGGAGGCGGCGAACGAGATTGAGCGGCTGAAGCAGCGGGTGGCCGAGCTTGCCCATTCCAAAGAGCAGCTAGAGCTTCGGGTCTTGGACTTGATAATGACCCGGGCCAAGAACGCTTTGGTCACCCTCACCGACGAGGAGCGAGAGGCGGTGGAGCAAGCGGCTGATTTTATTGACTCAAAGTCCTACGCATCCGCCGCCCCGCTGCGCGGCCTACTGGAGCGGCTGAAATGACATTGAACGAAATCATCTGTGGCCTGCATCACCAGCACGAGCGGTATCGCGGCAGCGGAACACGACTGGAGACGGTGCTGATAGAGGCAGCCACCGAGATCGAGCGTCTGCGGGGCGTGCTGGCAACGCGGGAGTGGGTCGCCCGTTCCGAGCGCGAACCCGACCCGATGCGCCAGTGCCTGCTCTTCACCAACCACCTTGACGGGTTCGTCTGGATCGGTCGCAGGGGCGTTCTCCCGCAGGACGTTTCCCACTGGATGTACCTGCCCGAGCCGCCGAGGCCACAACCCCAGTGATGGTAGACGCCATTTTCACCACCTGCGCCATCCTAACGGTAGCCTGCGTGACTACTCTGCTCTGCACGTTCTCACTCGCCGCCTCGTTCATGCTCGTCGCTTTGGTGATCGACGGCGTGATCGAAGAGTTCACCGACCCTGATCTCTGACCCGCTGTAGGCGGCGGATGTTCTCGATGGCGCTGTCGCTGTCCTGCTGTTTCTGCGCGTACCCCGCGGCGTGGACTTCCGGCGATCCCTCCAGCTTCGGAGCCGTGAAGGCGTTCGAGACTGCGGGGAACGTGAGCATGCCGAGGGCGTAGTTCCACGGGCTGGCCGTCTCCGAGACTCCCTCGCGAGCAGCTGCCTTGACCGCCTGCGTGGCTGCGCCCTTGAGCGTCCCGGCCCCGACAGCCTTGGCGGCTCCCCAGCCCATCGACCCAATGGTGAACGGGTCCGCTGTCTCCGGCATCATGTCTTGGAACCACGCCCACGCTGGCGAGTACGTTTCGCCGCGTGATGCGCCGTATTGCTCGACCGTCGGAACTCCGGCCTTCCCGATGTTGTCCCGCATCTGCTTGAGGTGCTTGACGCGGCTTACGGGGTCCATGTCACCGGGCAGGCGCGGGCTGGCACCAGTGACGGATCGCTGCGCGCTGTCATACGCCAGCTGCTTCGGCAACTCCGACGGGAGGTTCTTCACCAGCTTGTAGGCGTTGTTGGTGACCCACGCCGCGGCGTCAGGCCCGAACCTCCCCGTGTTTTCGTTCAGCAGGTCAGGCTCGTCGCGCCGAAGCGCCCGCCTCGCGGCCTCCGCCCCCGCGTTGGCCCCGGCCCACAGACCTCCGGCCACCGTGTCGCCCATGTTCGAGATGTTCGTCAGCGTTCCCTGCGCTCCGATCAGCGAGTACTGCGGGAAGTTCGCACCCATCCACGAGGAGTGCCGTTCCGGCTCGTTCTCACCAGAGTCGTGGTAGTCGGAGGCGTCCAGCCACGAGGCGGCACGGTTGCGTGCCCGGTCCTGATCGCTCGCTCCCCCGGCCCACAGGTTCGGCCCGGCGTTGTAGTCCACCTCGACCGGGAACCCCTCTTCGTCCTTGGCGTGCGTGTGCCCGCCCTCCGTCAGGTCGCGGATGTTGACGACGTTCTTTCGCCCGAGCGCGGCGTTGAGCAGGTTGGCGTCCCGCATGCTCGCGTGTGCGTTCTGGTCCCCGGGGCCGAGCGCGTACCAGCTGCTGCCGGTCTTCTCGCTGACGGCATCCCTCTCCGCAGGTGATATCCCGGGCGCTTGCCCAGCTGCGGAGTTGGCGATTGCGGAGTCCAGCTGCTCGACCAGCGGCAGGCGCTCTTCTGGTGTTCCCTCCAGCAGGATGCGCGCAGCCTCGACCGGGTCAGCGTCGGGCAGTCGCTTGAGGACTACCTCTGCCAGCTTGCCCAGCATCCGCTGACGGGCATCGTCGATGAAGGCGTCGTGGTCGTACTCCATACGGGGTTTATGGCGTACTCGCGGCAGCGCGGGCCATAAGTCTCCTAGACCTTTGCCCCAAGCATCGAGGTGACTCATGCGGCTGACACTTGCCGCCCTGCTGTGCGTCGTCGCATCGCAGTTCGCGTTCGCGGAAAACCGCCTGATCCGCACCGAGTGCGATGGCAAGACCTGCCGTCGCGTGACCATCGGTAGCGAGTGGGAATACCGGATCGTTGACCTCGTGAACGGCGAGCGTCGTCAGCGTGGCCTGCGCCCTCTCGCAGTCGCCGCGCCGCTGATGAACTTCGCCCGCTCGTGGAGCGGCAAGCAGGCCAACCAGCGCCGCATGTACCACTCCGGCGGGCCGTATGGCGAGAACGTGGCCTACGGTCAGCGCGACCCGGCGGAAGTCATGCGGGCATGGATGAACTCGCCCGGGCATCGCGCAAACATCCTCAACAGTCGCTACTCGACCATCGGCGTCGGCGTCGTCGTCGCTGCGAGCGGCCAGCCCTACTACACGCAAGTCTTTCGATAGTCCCCACCCTCACCCCAAGCGAGGTAGCCCATGTCCGACGAAGAAATGCTGGACGACGAGACTCCCGAGAACGACTCCCCCGAGCAGGATTTGCCCGAGGTAGACGAACAGCCGGAGGTGACCGATGAGGCACCCGAGCAGGAGATCGAGGCACCAGCTGCCCCAAGAAGCCCATTCGATGCGTTTAAGTCTCTGCCTGACTTCCAAGGCGCTGACGAACGCACGATTGCGCAGCGTCTCTACCAATCTCTCGAACGAGAGAAACAGGCAACGCACGCTCTCTCCCAGTACCAGCAACTCATGCCGGTCGCGCAGGAGTACCTCGCCAACCGACCCGAGTACGACAAGTGGCGTGCGGCGCAGCAGGCTCCCGCCCAGCCCGTAGCCCAGCCCCCGCAGAAGCAGGAGGACTCGTGGTGGAATCCTCCCCAGCTGCGGGACGCCTACAAGCGGTACATCGTCAAGGACGAGCATGGCCGCGACACCATCGCCACCGACGCTCCGCTGGACGCCCGGCACGCGATCACCGAGTTCTTTCAGTACAAGCAGGCGTTCGCGGAAAAGTTCCTCTCCAACCCGGAAGAGGCGCTCTCCCCGATGGTCACTCGTCTGGCGCAGCAGCAGGCGGAGCAGATCGTTCGCGGCCAGATGGAAGAGCAGGCGCGCACTCAGTACGTCGCGTCCATCGAGCAGGAAAACCGCGATTGGCTATACGACACAAACGGGAATGTATCACCCGAGGGTGCCGCGGCCAGAACATATATCGAACAGGCAGCGTCCTTGGGCATTGCTTCACCGCAGGCCCGCTGGGACTACGCCTTGAAGATGGTCGAACGCGACCTTCAGACACAGGTTTTGGCGGCGCAGACAAGGACTCAATCCCAGCAGGCATTCCAGCAGCAGCTTGATCAGTTTGCTCCGGCGAGCGTGGTTCCCACCGCGCCTCCGCGACAGACGCAGGCCGAAGCGAACATGGACTACCTGCGACGAGCAGCTTCCCGAACCGCCAATCGAGCAGGTGTGACAACGAACAGCCCCGAAGCCGCACGCAAGGGGATGAGTTATGCCGAGCAACTTCGCTCGCAACTTTCAGACGACGGGCTGATCTAGGTCAGCCACAGCACGAAAAGGAATGCACATGGCCAGTACTACTGATTGGGCGAGGGCTATCGGCACATCGCTGACGAACTACCTGCGGCAAGAGGAAATTGCAGTCCTCCGCAAGTTCCGCGTCCTCGCTTCTCTCGAAGCGAGCGGCAACGTGCTGACCAATCAGTCGGGAAGAGGCTTTTCGTGGGAGGTGAGATTTCGTAACCAGCCCGTGTCCGCGAACAACGGAGAGACTCCGCGGGTCTTCAGCCGCCAGAATCTCTGGAAGACGGCAAAGCTCGATTGGCGCGGGTATCAATGCACCGATGCGATCCTGCGACGGGAGATGTTGGAAAACCGCGGTCAGCAGGCGCTGATCAACGTCGCCGGGAAGATGAGCGCGCGGTTGCAGGAGTCGGTCGAGCAGCACCTCTCGCGTGAGGTCTACACCGACGGCGATGCCCCGGGCAACGAGCATCGGTTCTGCGGCCTCGACACGTTCACCGGCTACGACGGCACCGTGAACGTGGACGACGGCACGAAGCGCGCCGCCAACGCCGCGGACCCGTTCTGCTGGGCGAAGGACACCTACGCCGGTCTTTCGACCGAACTGGGTGCCGAGGCTGGCTCGCAGCTGGAGAAGGGCAGCTGGCCCAACGTGGCGTGCGATGAGTCCTACGACTACTACACGCCGATCCTCACAAATTACACCTCGACGTTCTTCAAGGGGGCCACGCCCACTTGGAAGGATCAGTGCGTCGAGGCGGTGCGCGAGGCGATTCATCAAACCAAAAGAAATGATTCTAAGGAATCCGCCATCGACCTCGTGCTTCTCGACCGTCGCATGTTCATCGACTACATGAACCGGCTCGACTCGAAGGAGCGCACCATCGTCACGAAGACGAACGGTCTGAAGTCCTACGGGTTCAGCGATGTGTTCGAGCAGGACGGGGTCGAAATCTCGACGGAATATTCGGTTCCGACGGGCTGCGGCTACGGCGTCAGCATCGGCAACATGTACCTCCACTGCATGGAGTCGCAGCTGATCACCGCCGAGGGGCCGTACTTTAACCAGCACAACCAAGCTTACGAATACGTCGCTTCGGTTCTCGCCAACCTGCGCATGGTCAGTCCGCGCAACTTCTTCAAACTCGTCGCAGCCGCCTGATCCTAAGAAAGGGAAACCATGTCCTACACGTTCGACCCCGGGTTCAGCCGCGGCCAAGTCCTTGGCACCGTCTGGAACCACCCCATCGAGAAGACCGACCCCGCCGTCACGGGACGGTCGCAGGTCTTCACGAAGAAGCAGTTCACCGACGTTCACGCCAAGACGGGTGCGGTTCTCTCCAACGAGATCGTCACCTGCGTGGCCGTGCCGAACGACACCGGCGCTCCGGTCCTCCCGGGGGCCAAGCTGGTCGTCAAGGGCTACGACGGCGTGGTGGACGAGTACCTCCCCGCCGCTGGCTGCCCGGACAAGGAAGTGTTCTGGCTCGTGATCGACGGCCCGACGCAGCAGCCGCTGGGCACCCGCGTCTCGCTGGGCGTGAAGGGCACGCCTACGCCCCGGCTCGTCATCGACGCGAACGGCGACGAAGTCCCCGAGCCGTCCGGTAACCCCGATCAGTCCGGTACGACCGATCCGGTCGATCCCGCGCCGCCCGGTACGACCGATCCGGTCGATCCCGCGCCGTCCGTTGACCCGTAGTGATCCCTGTCAGAAGGAGTCTGCCATGCGTGGTTTCGTCTTTGCGCTGATCGCTCTCGTCGCCTTCCCGGTCGTGGCCGAGGAAGCCGCCAAGAACGCACGCGAACTGGGCGAGCAGGTGCATGTGATCAAGAAGAAGGCCCGCGCCGAAAAGGCTTCGGCCTATCGGAAGTTCAAGGCCAAGAAACTGGACGCCCGGTCCAAGGCGTGGACGGCGTCGGAAGAGGCTGCCAGCAAAGCGGGCAAGTGACCCCGGGGCGGTGGAGTGGCGCTGCCGGGCGGCTGGGGGAAACCTCGCCGCCCTTGGCGTAGATAGAGGACGGCCAGTGCCAAACATCAACCCTCTTCAAGACCTCCACACGTTCCATTCGGGACAGTCCCCGAGCCAGAGTAGTTCCCGCAGTGTGAACTACGACTACACGGGGCAGGCGCTCGCCAACAAGTACGGCGAGCAGCTGGGCAGCCTGCGGGCGTCCCACAACCAAGCCTTGATGGACGACCCCCTGTCGGCCAGAGCCACCGGCTCGCGCATCCGCGACCTCCAACGCTACCTGTCCGCGTACAAGCGCGGCGGCAACCTTCCCGATCAGGAAGTCATCCCGGGCGTCCGCATCGACTCGCAGACGGAGTCGAACAACACCGGGGAATCCCGCGGCCCATCGTTCCAGTTCCACGACCCCATGCGCATGCACCTGCAAGCACAAAAATGAGCAACTACTACTCCCAGTACCAGATGGCCTCCAACGCCCCGCACCGCGGTGGCCTTCTCTCCGCCTTGACCGCCAACGCCGATGCAGCTGCCGAGAGCCGCATCGCCGCCAACCGGGCTGCGCGGGCCGAGGCAGCTGGCAGTCAGGCCGGATCGGCCAGCCTCCAGAACTACTCCCGCGGCGCGTCCGACCATCTCTACGACGAGGCCACCCGACAGCAGGCTCGTTCCGACAGCGCCTCCGGCCAGCTGGAGACTATGGAAGGCTGGCGGCAGGCCGACCATGAGCGCGCCCTGCAAGCCGGTGCCAGCGACCAGCGGCAGTACGAAGCCGAGACGAAGCGCTATGTGTCCGACAACGACCTCCGCGCGCAGGCCGGGTGGGCTAATGCCATCAACGGCATGGGCGGCGGCGGTTCGTCGGGTGGCGGTCTGGCGTCCTCCGGGTCGCCGGGGATGCAGCTGTACGGTGCGAGCGGCCAGCGGATTGGCGGCACGCCGTTCTCGTCGTCGCTCCTGCGGAAATAGCCAGCGCGTGCTGGCAGCTTGGGGCCGACCCGACAGGGACGCCTGTTGGGTCGGTTTCTGTTGGAGGACAGATGGGCCAGATGAAGATTTGCGAGGACTGTGGCGGGGAGCGTGAGGACACTCCCATCAACTTCCCGGTGTTTCGGAAGCGCCGTCTGAAGTGTCTCTCTTGCGTGGTGAAGCGCCGTCGGATGGTGACCGAGCGCCGCAAGGAGCGCCGGGCGCGTGAGATGCAGCGCCTTGAGGACGACGCCGTTGACACCATGCTCGCCGGGGCTGCCCGCGGCGGCAGCGACATTCCCCACTCCGCGGAGTTGCTGGAGCAGGTGATGCACTGCTTCGGGGGTGTCAACGGGTTCTCGAACCTGCTGATGAAAAACTACTTCGACTGTGCCCCCGGTGGGCCGCAGCGCACAAAGATTCTTGAACTGATTACCAAGCTGGTGACCACCAACGCTTCGCAGGGCGGCTCGAAGAAGCCCTTGATGATGTGGAGCGAGGACGAGTTGAACGCCGAGTTGGACGCCCGACTCCAGCAGGCGGTGGAGCAGTTCCTGCCCCATCAGGCTGCTGCGGCTCTCCCGGTGGTCGAGGAGATATCCCTTGAAACCCCTGCCGAACATTCCGATACAGACCAGTAGCTTCACCAAGGAGCGACTGCGCGAACTACAGTCGGAACTCAACGAGCGCCGGATCGAGGCGCTTCGTCTCTACAAGCCGTCCCCGCAGCAGGAGAACGTCCATGCCTGCGCCGCCAGCGAAGTGCTGGTGTTGGGTGGAAATCGGTCGGGCAAATCGCTCTGCACATTCATTGAGGATGCTCGCGCCGCCACGGGGCAAGACCCGCACAAGAAGTACCCGGAGAAGGACGGCCTGCTGGTGATCGTCGGCAGGAACTGGTCACACATTGGTCTGGTGTGCGTGCCGTACCTCCTGCGTGCCGGGGCGTTCAAGATCATCCGCGACAAGAAGACCAAGCAGTGGCGGGCGTTTGATCCCGCGCAGGACGCCGACCGCGCAAGCGAGACGAAGCCAGCCCCCCCGCTGATCCCGCCGCGGTTCATCAAGTCGATCAGCTGGGTGCTAAAGTCAGCTGGCTACTGCAACAACATCGAACTGCACAACGGCTGGCGGATTCAGTTCTTCTCAGCGGAGTCTGATCCTCCGCAGGGGTTCGCCGCCTCACGGGTGCATTTCGACGAGGACGTAGGGAACGACGCATGGCTGCCGGAAATGCAGGCCCGTCTTGCAGACCGCAAGGGGAAGCTGTGCTTCAGTGCCATGCCGCACTCGAAGTCCGAGACGTTGCTGGGCCTGTCGGAGCGTGCCGACCGGGCCGCGGAGTCTGGCGAGCCGAATCCGATCATCAAGAAGTTCACTCTCAGGTTTCTCGATAACGACCATATCGATGCGGAAGAAAAGGCCAAGGCCATCGCCCGTTGGTCTGCGCAGGGAGAGGATGTTCTGCGGATGCGGGCCGAAGGTGAGTTTGTCACCGACAGCGTCCTCGTCTACCCGGGTTTCACGATGGCGGTCCACGGCATGTACCGCAAAGACCTGCCGAACGGTGCCAGCGTACCCGCCGAATGGACACGTTACGCGGCCATAGACCCGGGCCACGCCGTCACTGCCGTGCTGTTTATGGCGGTCCCCCCGGATTCTCAGACCCTCCTGATCTACGACGAACTGTACCTGCGGGGGTGCAACGCCGTCATGTTCGGGGAGAAGTTCGCAGCTGCCGTAAAGGGCCAGAATTTCCACCAGTTCATCATCGACATGCGGGGTGGCAGGCTGCGGGACATCGGCTCCGGGCGTCAGGTCGTGGAGCAGTACGTCGTCGAGATGCGCAAGCACGGCGTCCGGTCGCTCACGACCGGGTCCGGGTTCATGGCCGGGTGTGACGACATCGAGGCCAGAACTGGCGCGGTGCGGACAGCAATGCACATCCGCCCCAACGGCACCCCGAAGCTGCGTGTGCTGCGGGACAGCTGCCCCAATCTGGAGCGGGAACTCAAACGCTACCGGAAGAAGGTGACGTTCGTGAACGGGCTGTCGATGGTGACCGACACGCCGAACACGAAGGGCGAGGTGCATGCATGCCAGTGCATGGAGTACTTGGTCGCCTCCGAGCCGAAGTACGTTGCCGAACGAAAACAGCCCGATGATATGGCGACACCACAGTGGATAATCAAATACATGGAGCGCAAGGCACGCTCCACCCAAAGTAACAGCATCTACTTGGGACCGCAGTCTGATCTCTCGACGCGCGAAATGGAGGCAGGTAATGGAATCGCAGAATGGGTCTGAATTCACGCCCCCGGCTGTTGAACTGGGGGACAAGGTTCTGTGGTTCGACAACCCGCTCAACCCGCAAGACCCGCGGATGGGATGGGTCAGCCGCCGCCCCGGCGCGAAGACGGTCTTCATCCTGACCTTCAGCGAGCAGCAGGGGTTCATCGAGAAGCCCAGCGTGCGCCACGCCGACGACCCCGGCTTGCAGGAAAGCGCCCCGTGGCGGCAGTGGGGCTGTTGGAAGGAACACCCCGAGACGGCGCTCCTAAAGAAGGTAGAGGGTCTTCTGCCCCAGCTGGTCGCCCTCCTCGCCCGCCAGAAGCGCGGCGAATAGCCGCCCCGCGTCGTCTCCGGCCCATAAAGCCGGTAGAGGAGACTGTCGATGGCAGAAGACATCGGTGAGGACAGCGGCAAGGCTATAGACACTTCGCCCCCCAAGCAGGCGAAGCTGCCTACGGACTCGCCGCTGCGGCCCATCGCAGCCAGCTGGCTCAAGAAGATCGCCGCCGCCAAGCGGGCCAAGACGGCCTTCGACTCTGACGCCCGGGAGGCGATGTACTTCTTCGACGGCGGAGCCAAGTGGTTCTTCGAGAACTCGAACCGCGGGCTGAACCTCATGTCCCGCCCGGCACCGGCCCCGGCGTTTCGTATCGTCGTGAACCGTGTGTTCGAGGCGGTCAAGCTGCTGGGGGCAGTCCTCTACAACCGCAATCCGGTGCGGACGGTCACGCCCCGGAGGTTCCCATCCATCTCCCCGGAGATGCTGGGGATCGACATGAGCCAAGTGGCGATGGACCCAATGACGGGCCAGATGATGCCACCGCCCGCCATGCAGATGTTCACGCAGACGGAGCAAGCGGTTGCCCTCGAAGACGAGAAGCGCCGGATGCAGGCCAAGCTGCTGGAGGCGTACCTCAACTGGACGCCCCTTGAGAACAACCTCAAGGCGCACGCGCGGAAGGGCATCGACGAGGCGATCATCAAGGGTGCTGGCGTCCTCTGGACGGAGGCGGTCGAGTACCCCAACGTGCCGCCAGCCGAGCCGACGATGGTTGTCGGATCGTTCATGGACAGCATCGACAACCTGCTTCTCGACCCGGACGCGCAGGTGATCGACGAGATCACTTGGTGCGCCAAGCGGTGCGTCCTGCCCATCGATCAGGTGGCGCGGATGTACGGACTCTCCCGCGACGACCTCAAGCCAAACCTCGAAAGCTACGACTCCGCCAGCCGTCAGAACGAGGATCGCTCGCTGGGCACCCCGAAGAAGCGCACCGGCAAGACCAACGACCTGATCACCTTCTATAAGATTTGGAGCAAGACCGGATTCGGGGACCGGCTGAAGGACGCCAAGAAGGAAGACCGCGGCGTGTTTGATCCCCTTGGGGATTACGCCTACCTCGTGGTGGCAGAGGGCGTCGAGTACCCCTTGAACGTCCCGCCCGAGAGCCTCAAGGAACAGACGGACGAAGACGGCCTGCCGCAGTCGCTGCGCACACGGGCGTCGTGGCCGATCCCGCTGTGGGCCGATCAGGGCGGCTGGCCGTTCGAGATGCTCGCCTTCCATCCGAAGCCCAACAGCCTGTGGCCCATCAGCCACATCAAGCCGGGCATCGGTGAACTCCGCTTCATCAACTTCGCGCTGTCGTTCCTTGCCACCCGCATCGGAGTCAGCTGCGAAACCATCGTCGGCGTGAGCAAGGCCGCGGATCAGGACATCAAAGACCAGCTGCTGGCTCCCAGCGAGCAGGGGTTCAAGATCGTCGAGATCAGCGAGGCGCTGGGGAAGTCGGTGAACGAGATCGTCAGCGTCTTCAACATGCCGCAGGTGAACCGGGACATTTGGGAGATCATCGCCGCGGTCACCGACATGTTCGACAAGCGCGTCGGACTCACCGAGTTGGTCTACGGGCAAACCAGAAATCAGCTGCGCAGTGCCAGCGAAGCGCAGGTGAAGCAAGACAACATGTCGATACGCCCGGATGACATGAGCAACGCGGTCGAGGATTGGATGAGTGCCTGCGCACGCAAGGAAGCGATGGCGGCTCGCTGGCTGCTCCAAGCCCGCGATGTAGCCCCGGTCCTTGGTCCGCTTGGGGCCGAGGCTTGGAACATGCACCTCAACGCAGCTGGCGGCGACCAGATGGGGTCCGTTGCACGCGAGTTCGACTACCGCATCGAGTCTGGGAGTGCGCGGAAGCCCAACAAGATGTACCGGCAGGAGCAGATGCAGAACGCTCTGCAAGTCCTTGGCCCCGTGTTGCAGGGTCTGATCCCGATGGGGATTGTCGATCCCTACAACGCGCTGCTCTCTGATTGGGCCGACTCGCTCGATCTCGACGCCACGCCATACCTACTGCCTCCCCCTCCTCCTCCTCCACCCCCTGCCGCTGCCCCCGGCCCCGACGGTCCTCCTCCACCTGCGGGCGATCCTGCGAGTGGCGCGGCAGGGGGTCCACCTCTCCCCGCCTGATCCTGCGAGAGCAATGATCGCGCTGCACCCACAGCTGCTGGCGAAGAGGCTGCGCGCTGCCGAGCGCGAGCGGGAGCGTTACCACGCCAACCCGGAGGAGCAGCGTGACCGCAAAAGGCGGCGATACCACGAAAGCGCCGATGCTCGACGGATGCAGCGGTGCAAGGCGCTTCGTCGCCTCTACGGCGTGACGATGGAGCAGTACGAAGAGATCGTGCGGCGGCAGGGTGGTGTCTGCGCCATCTGCGGCGGCGTCGATTCGGGCAAGGCGTTGAGCGTCGATCACTGCCACGCCACCGGGCGGATTCGCGGAGCCTGCTGCGATCTCTGCAACCGTGCGCTGGGCCAGATGCACGACAACCCAACTCTCTTGCGGCGGGCGGCAGATTATCTCGAACGGAACGGCGGGCACTTGGCTGGCATCCTTAAGGAGGGGTCTTATGAACGCAAACGATCCGGCGTGGGAAGAGATTCGCGAAGCAATCGCGGACGCCAACCCCGACGCGCTGCTGGCTGACGGTCTGGAGGGTGGCCTGATCGGCTACGTCGTCAACCACCACCACGCCAGCGTGGCCGTCTACGACATAGACAAGTGCATTGAAATCTTGGTCAACCGAGATGGCATGACCCACGAGGACGCCGAGGAGTTTCTGGAGTTCAACACGCTTGGGGCGTATGTGGGCGAGAACGGCCCGCTGTTCATCAAGCGTCTCACCCCGCCGGAGGAAGCATGACACTGGTGATACCCGAGGAGGTTCGGCGGCTGGGAGCCGAGGCCGCAGTGGTGTACTCGAACAGCATTCGGGCTGGTGGCACGCCAGCGTTCGCCCTGATGTGCGCCACGCAGACCCCTCCCGGCACGCAGGGGACAGACCGGACCCTGATGGAGGGGCGTTACGGCGGCGCGCACATGGACGCCCTGCCGGAACGTCAGGCTGCGTGGATGCTCCGCGAGGCCAAGGCGGCTGGGATCAGCACAAAGGGGAAGGTGTACCACGGCGGAATCGCTGATTCCCGCGGCCACCGTGATCCCGAGGCGTGGATCGATTCGGCAGCTGACATCGTCCGGGTCGCCAAGAAGCGTCGGCTGGAGGTGCGTGGTGCGGTGAATTACACGCCCCCGGAGCCAGCTGCCCCGCCCAAGAGCGTGGACATCAACCCCAAGCTGCTGGCCCAGCTGACGCGGCGGGAGATGGCCGAGAACCCGGGGCTGAAGAAGCAGGATGCCATCGAGCGCGTGAAGGACCGCCACGTTCCCCACTGGAAACGCAAGCCCCGCTAAACCTGCCGGTAATGCACCCCCGAAGGCCATAAACCGGGTGAAGGCTCAACCGTACTGGGAGGACTGCCGTGGCAAAAATCGAGCGCAATTCCGGGTGCTTCCCGGTCAAGATCACATCCGATCCTGCGACTTCGCAGGTGATCCCGTTTGCGGCTGCCGCTGCGGCGATCTTCATCTGCACCGACGGTGGCGGGCAGGTCGAGTGGCATGTGGTCGCCAAGTCCGGTGACGACCCGGTCCCGCTGCTCGACCACAAGAACGCTCCGGTGGTCAGCGACGTTGCCGCTGGCAGCGCCGTCGAACTGCCGCCCGCCGTGTTCGCCGCCAGCTTCCTTGTGGGGTTGGGGACTGACTGCGAGGGAATCCTTTGCGTGAGCGGGTGACATGCCCCACTCCCAAATCACCCTCGTCAACACAGAGGACTCGTCTGGGCCACCCGGCCCGCCGCCGACACCCAAGACTTACCGGATTCTTCAAGAGGACGACGCACTGATCCTTGCCGAGAACGGCAACCCGCTGCGCAAAGAGCAGAACACCTAAATGCCCGACCAGAAAATATCCGCTCTCCCTGCCGGTGCAGTCACCGCCGCAAGCATCCTGCCTGCGGTCAATGGCGGCGTCACGCAGAAGGTCACGGTCCAGCAGCTGCTCGACATCGTCGGGACGGTCGAAGGCCCGGCTGGCCCGGCTGGAGCGGCTGGCCCAGCTGGAGCGGACGGACAAGCTGGTGCCGATGGGCCTGCGGGTGCTGACGGCCCAGCTGGCCCAGCGGGCGCTGACGGCCCCCCGGGCGCGGATGGCCCGGCTGGCGTGGACGGCGAGTCGGTCACTGTCTTCGAGCAGGACACGACCCCGACCGCACTGCGCACGGGCGACCTGTGGCTTGAGCCTGTCACCGCATCGGCTGCTGGCAAGGGTGGCCTGACGCTTGCGGAGGTTGAGGCGGTTGTCGCTGACAGCCTCTCGAAGCTGCCGACGGGGACCACTGGCGGTCTGACCTCCGCCGAGGTTCAAGACATCGTTGATGCGGCCATCGCCAAGCTGCCGCAGCCAGAGCCTGTCGTTGCTCCTCTGGGATGGCAGAAACTCACTGGGGCGACTGCATTTGGCGTGACAGTCAACGCATTTGCCAGAGCCTTCGGTGGGTCGATCCACATTCGCGGCACATACACTGCCCAGTTTGGCTTTCTCCCGGCCCAGAAGATTGCCGACCTGCCAGCCGGTGTGCCGCGCCCTGCCTTTGACTACACGGTGTTGGTCTTTGGAACCGAGGACGGATCAACGGCTCCGCTTCCCGGCAAGTTGACCATCAAGACCAACGGCGAGTTGGCTCTGGACGCGCCGAACTGCAACACGGTCGTCTTCGACGGCATTTCAATCCCGGTGGAATAATGGCAGACGCCCTCAAACTAAGCGTATGGGACGGCAGCAAGTGGACGCCCGTTGCTGTTGGCGGCGGCGCGGCCCCCGACCTGCACATCGTGTCGGACGTTGAGCCGCCTCCCCCGGCGGAGATTGGCACGCTGTGGATCGATCCCACCGGCACCCCAGCTGGTGGTGCTGTCGGTTCGTTCGATGCGTCCACCCCGATCACCTACGACTCGCCGGAGATTGTGTCGCAGACGAACGGCGATCCAATCGGCCTGTCTCCAGACGGCCTGACGTTCCACCAGCCGCTCATCGTTGCGGCCATCCCCGTGGTTGTGAACGGCAAGCGATATCTCCTTCCACTCTGCGAGGAGTAGGCAATGCCCGCACCAGATCGAACCCCTCCCGCACAGCCGTACTCCCTTGCGATCAACCCGCTTCGGGGCATCGTGGGCTACTACTCCGCGGAAGAGACTGATGCCCTGCTGGCCGATATCCCGTCGGGCGCCGCGGGCGACCTCTCCGGGTACGCCAAGTCCGAAGACCTGCCCGCTGTCTATGAGCAGGCTGCGGAGCCTGTTGGCAAGGACGGCGACCTGTGGCTTGGCCCGGAGGTCGTTCCCGATGCCGCCCCCGTCACGCAGCCGTCGGTTGAAGTCCAGCCGCAAGCGAAGTCGATGACCGAGCCAGAGGTTCGGGAGATCGTCCGCACAATGATCGCTGGTGGGAAAACTCCACCACCCGACTTCGATTGGACGCCTCTCGTGTCCCGGCAGGGGTCGGGCGTGATCGAAGCCAAGCAAACCAACGGTGTCCTCCTTCTCAGAGGCGAACTGGTTTTCACCTACTCGTCCCCGGGCACCTACACGACCGTCCGCACTCTCCCCGCCAGCTTGCCGAAGCCGCTGGTGGATTGCAGCGCGGTGGTCACCGGCAAGGAAAACAAAGTCGCCTTTCGGTTTGTGTCGGTCACCCTGACCACTTCTGGTGACCTCAACGTGGTGGCGAGTGGCGGCAAGTTCACTCATGTCACATTCGACGGGATGATCGCCTATGTGTGCTAAACAGCTTTACGTCAAGTCAAACGGTCAGTGGGTTGCTGCTCTTGGCGGCGGCTCTGCGGACACTGCTGGACTCGCGACAGAGCAGTTCGTCACCGACGCTATTGCGGCCATCCCGGCAACGGACCTGACGGGTCTGGCTACCCTCACTGACTTGAACGACGCTCTGGCTACGATCCCAGAGTCGGCCATTACCCTCCATGAGGGTGCGGTTCCTGACGCTGGGGCCGAAACGCCCAGTGCGCTGGACGATGCCTTTTCTGTTCTGTCTGACGGCCTGCACTACTTCAAGGGCGTTGGCACCCTTGTGTCCATCACACGGCAGCAATACCAGACCACGATCACGCTCACCGGCCAATTGAGTTCCTTCGCCAAGATCGTCAAGTCGGAAGCGGGTCTGCCCACTCCCCAAAATCCGTCCATGATCGTCATGCAGACGGCTGAAGGCCAATGGCTCAAGCTGACCAGCGATGAGTTGAACAAGCCTTTCGGCAATCCCCAGAGGGTGGACATCTTCGCCCTGACCGGCGGCGGGGCTGACCTGACCAACTACTACGACAAGCCGGAAGCCGATGATCGATACGCCCGGAAGGTAGACAACACGCAGAACTTCGTTGCCAACGCTGTGCTGGCGAAGGGCTACGCGTTCGGTGACGCCGTAGGCCCAAACAATCCCGGCTTGGTCTACACCGATACCGGCGAAGGCTACGGCCCCCGCTTGGTGCTTGATACACCGGCTGGCGTGGAACTCATCCCGTATCAGTCAGACTTTGAGCCGATCAAGGAGCGTCTGGCTACGCTGGAGAGCAAGACCGCTCCGACCGTTGACCTGTCCCCCTACATCACTCAGGTTGATGCCGACGCACGTTATGGTGCCCGCACCGCAGAAGCCGTGTCCCTCTTGCAGGTCCAGCTTCAATCAGTCTTCGATAGCATCTACACACGACCCGAAGCTGATGAACGGTACGTCCTCAAGTCGGACCTGACCGCAGTCTGGGCAACCAAGGCGGATGTGTTTGGGTACGTCGATACCAAGACCTACACGAAGGCTCAGGCCGACGCGAAGTTCCTGACGCTGGTCGATATTGGCATCCTCGTGCAGAAGGACGAACTGGCCCCGTATGCAAAGACGGCAGACACCTACACGAAGCCGGAAATCGACTCAAAGCTGGCGGTTATCAACCCGATTGCCTCGCCTTCGATCAACGATCCTGCCTTGGCCGCTTTCAAGAAGTCTGTGTTGGATGAGGTGAAGCTGATGCTGGTGGGTGGCACCAAGGCACCACCGCCCGACATTGATTGGACATGGATGGTGCGCATGGATGGGGCGAGGGAGTCTGTCTCTACCGAGATTCAAGCGAGGATGATCGGTGGCTTCATTGAACTCAAGGGCACCCTGTCATTCGGTGCTGGCAGCGGCTCGTGGGTGCCGCTGCGTCTGCCGCCACAGTTTCCGCTGGCGGAACTTGAAGCCAGCTATCCGCTTGCCATGCGGCTCGTTGGGACTGCCGTTACCTATGGCTTCTGCACCGTTAGCAATAAAAACCGCGACATTTCATGCAGCCCCGGCGCACGATCAAGCGAGGCAACATTCTCTGGCATTCGCTGGAAGGCGGCTTACTAACAATGAGTTGCTGCCACTGCCACAAACCGAGCCAGCCTGCCAAATGCCCTGAATACAGGCGCATTCAGTACCGGCGTGACACGGCGGCAAACTGGACTTCCAAGAACCCTCCGTTGGCTGAAGGTGAGTTTGGTTACGAGACCGACACCCTCAAAGCCAAGATCGGTAATGGCAAGGATCGGTGGGAAGACCTCCCCTACTGGCCGTCCAACGATGCTGTTGTTGGTGATAACCACATTGTTTCTGACGTTGAGCCGCCGCCGGGTGAGCTAGGCCAAATTTGGATTCAGCCCAATGCGGTGCCGCCGGGGTTCGATGAGGATTCGCCCATTGAATACTCCAGCCCGCCGGTCGAGGTTCAGTCCAATGGTGACCCAATCGGCCTGTCGGAGGATGGTCTGACGTTCCACCAGCCGCTCATCATCGGGGCGATCCCAGTGAAGATTGCTGGCGTCGAATACCTCATTCCCATCATTGAGAAATAAACGATGGCTATTGCTCATTTCTGGGATGGCACAGCTTGGAAGCCCATTTCCGGTGGAGGTGGCGGCGGCGGGGCTCCCGGTCCCGCAGGCCCGCAGGGTCCGAAAGGCGACACTGGTGAGCGCGGCGAAGTCGGTCCTGCCGGTCCCGAAGGCCCCCCGGGTCAAGACGGCACTGGTGTAGGCATTCCCGGCCCTGAAGGTCCGCAGGGTCCAGAAGGCCCTCCGGGGCGTGATGGAGTTGATGGCTCTCCCGGCAGGGATGGAGTCGATGGAGCCCCGGGTGCCGATGGTCAACCGGGGAGGGATGGTGTCGATGGTGCCATTGGCCCTCCCGGCAACAATGGAGCGGACGGTGCTGATGGGGCTCCGGGCCGTGATGGAGTGGATGGTGCCAAAGGTGACAGGGGTGACCCGGGCAGCGATGGAGCCAAGGGAGACAAAGGCGATCCCGGCCCGACCGTTGTTTCAGCCGATGCCGGTAACTTTGCCAAGCTGGGGACCGATGGGTACTTGGTGGTCCCGCAGGCCGATTTGGATGACCGCTATGTTCTCGTCGCCGGGGACACGATGACCGGCCCGCTGGTGGTGACTGCGGCTCCGGGTCTGGAGGCAGACGCGCTCACGATCTCCACCGACTCCGGTGATTTGCTGTACTTCGGCGTGAAGGAGAACCCCGGGCGGTTGGGTGCCGATGCCGTGATCTCCACGGTCAACACCACCCTCTCTGGCAACAACCAGCGCACCACGCTGGCAACATTCACCGCTGATGGTCGCACCATATTCGGCGCGGACCCAGAGAATCGGGAGAAAGCCCGCGTTTACGTTGACGAATCCAACTACGGTGCGGCCTATTACGCGCGCACCCAGCACAAGCTTCCTAACGGCTTGTACGCAATGGACACGGGTTTCACGTTCACGGGCACGAGCAATTTCTTTGCCGTGGCCTACCCGACCGTACCGGGTGCAACTGATGTAAGCACCACTAGCGTTTCGGGCGTTTCAGTTCTTTGCCAGCGCAATGCCGTCGCGGATGACGCTGGCACGATGAGTGTCAACGTCAACGGCATTGGCCTTCAGTACGGTCACAGCAATTTCAGCAGCACGTTCGCTGGCACGACTGCGAATGTTTCTGGTGTGCTTCTGCAAGGTGCCGTCCGCTCTGGGACGGTCACGAACTATGTCGATCTCCAGATTTCCCCTGTCGGTACTGGCGGCACGATCACGAACAAGACCGCCATTTTGCAACTGGACACCACTAGCCGAAGCGCATTCCTGTCTCGCGTAGGAATCGGCCAGTTCCCCAATGCAACCCGGATGCTCGACGTTACCGGCGACGTTCAGTTCATCGGCAACTTCACCGTCACCACTGGCACCACGGTCAGGTTCCCGGCCCGCGCGGTTAACGCTGACTGCCTTGGGCCGCTCACCATACGGATTGCCAGTGCCGACACCACCCTTGCCCTGACTGATTGCAGTCGCGCGGTCCTCAACGCCAGCACTGCCGCCGGGACGGCTACCTACACGATCCCCGACAACGCAACCGTTCCGATTCCGATTGGGTCTGTGATCCGCATCTACGATTGCTCCCGCCTTGGGACAACCGCACTGCAAGGCGCGGCGGGAGTGAACCTGTTCTGGCGGAATGCCGCCGGGGCACAGACGGGTGGTGCGGCTCAAACGCTCACGCTCCCCGGTGAACTCAACTTCGTGGAACTCATCAAGACCGGCACTAACACTTGGTACGCCTTCGGAGACACCAAATGATCCCGGACGAGAAGTGGTGGGAAGACATCCCCGACCCCGCCATCGCTGACGCGGAGTGGGAAGCAAAGATCGCCAAGGACAAAGCCGAGGCCGATGCCGAAATGGCCCGCATGAACGCTTGGCTCAAAGAGCAGGAAAAGAACAACTACGGGATGCCGACTCCATGAGTTGCTGCCAAGGCTGCGGGTGCCACAAGTGCCGGTCCCCGTTTGCAATGCCGAGCCGTCCTTCCATTGAATGGGCTTTGGATAACCCAATGCTCAGACCGGGGGAGTGCGCCTATGAGTCGGACACTGGCCGGTACAAGATCGGCAACGGTGTAGACCTCTACATAGAGCTTCCCTATCAGGCCGAGTCTGGTTCTGCCGGTCAAGCTGGCCCCTCCGGCCCTTCTGGCCCAGCCGGTCCCCGAGGCCAAGTCGGCCCTCCTGTCAATTTGCAGATTGGCACTGTGACCACAGGCACGACTGCCGATGCCACGATCACGGGAACATCCCCCAACCTTGTCCTGAACCTTGTCCTGCCGAGTAGCAGCGGGGGCGGGGGTGACGGTGGTGGTGGTGGTGGTGGAGACCTGACTGGAGTCATCACATTCACGACCCAGCCCCGGAATGTCTCCACGGTCGATGGCTATGCGGTGATCCTGACGGCAGAGGCAACTTGCAATCCCACTGATACGGTCACCTACAAATGGCAGTTCCAGAAAACTGGAGCCACCACTTGGACTGACATTCCCGGTGGCAACGAAAAACGTCTAGTGTTCACGGCGAGGGCTGCAAACTCTGGCAACTCGTACCGCTGTGCCGCTTCAGCCCCCACTGCCAAAACGGTCTATAGCACGACGGCGGCTGTCATTGCTGTTGCTGACCCGACCACTGGCAACAAGGTGCTGACTCAGCCTATGCCGGTGTGGTGCGACATTGGCGACACGGCCCAGTTTGTCGTTGAGTTCAGCAAACCGCCAGCCGATTACGAATGGCAGTGGTCGCGGACGCCTACTTCCGCCCTGTGGACAACCATTTCTGGTGCAAAGTCGGCGGTCCTCTCACTCAGGGCGGCTGTCGAAGATGACGGGAAATACTACCGCTGCGTCGGCTCGTTCATTGGGGCAGGCACCGTAGCCACAGAGCCAGCTCTGTTGTCGGTTGGGGCCAGCGGTGGCCCGCAGCTTTACTTCACTACCCAGCCCACCCCTCAGAGAGTGTTTCCGGGAGATTTCGTCACCCTGACTGCCGAGGCCCGAGCGGCAGACGGAAGCATTGTTGATTACGCATGGGAGCAGAACCCAGTAAACAACAACGGTGACAACACTTGGTATCCGGTTTTCACCGGACAGCAGTATTCGTTCGTTGCTTCGCTTGATCCGCCATCAACGGCAGACAATTCACTGTACCGATGCGTTGCCACGACTATTACTTCAGGCCCCGTCTACTCCAATTCGGTCAAGCTCGACATCCGAGACCCATCCACGGGTGCGTCTTGGAGGACGGCAACCGGGCTGGCGCATGGCAAGATGGCTTACGCAGACGGCACGTTTATCACGCAGGGCTTCAACCGCCGGTCTTCCGAAACAAACCGGGAGTTTGCCCGACCGACCAACGCGGTTGACCCAGAGAATTACGCACCTTCGGCCCCAGCTTTTGCCAATGGCACTTGGCTTTCTTCATTGATAGCTCAAGGAGGAAGCGGGTTCTCGCTTTACGTCAGCACGAATCGCGGTGCAGCTTGGACGCCAACAGCCAAGCATCCAATGCGGTTTTGGCCGCCCGTGATTGGTTCGATTGAATACGACCCCTCGCGGAGCTTCATCTGCACAGTTGGCAGTGTCCACGTTCTGTTTATCTATCAGGAAACAAAAATACCCTTTGGGAACCCCGGCTGGGACGGAAAGCCGAAGACGGCGCAGGTTGTGGCGTTCTGGACAGGCGACGGTGGAAACACATGGGGGCAGTGCGACGTTCCCGAAACGGACAAATACTCTTTTGTTCAGGTGCGATCCGTTGCCAACCGGCCCGGGATCGGTGCTGTAGCTGTTGGTGCAGGAGGCGTGGAGGTCGGCACTTCACTTTCCGCGACTGACAAAGCACTCTTTTCCCGTGACGGCGGCTTGTCTTGGGAGTGGATTTCCCTTGGGCAGTCCGCAGTCTGGAACGACATAGCTGATGGCAACCAGTTTGTTGCCGTTGGGACGCAAGGCAAGATCGTCACTTCCTTCGACGGTCAGGGCTGGAACAACTACAGCACAAATCTCCCGTTTTCTGCCAACTGGACTGGCGTGACCTTCGGCAACGGGTGGTTTGTCGCGGTCGCTCCGGGTTCTTCGCTTTGCCTTCGCTCTGCCGATGGAGGGGCGTGGGTCACCGCCCCCCTCCCAGAAGGTGCTGATTGGAATGACGTTCAGTATGGCGGCGGCATCTTTGTTGCCACCCGGCCAATTCCGACTGGCAGAGAGAATTCCTCGACCGTCAAGCCCTATGCCATTGCGGACTAGAGAAGGGGCAAAACGTGTATACGAGCCTAGATTGCGTTTCCTACCTCATGGATTCCGTGGGGGGTGGTGCCCAAGACCAAGAGCATCGGGTGCTGCGCCAGTCTTTGTTCCATGCCTACCGGGACTTGGTATCTGTTCGGGATTGGAGGTGGTATCACGCCACCGAAAACCTTGAGCTTTGCTGCCACGACAAGTTGACCCGCCACACCCTGCCATGGGGTTGCCAGAGTGTCGATGCCTTCACGCTTCCGCAGACCGGGCTGGTAGCCGAGTACCTGAACCCGACCGAGTGGGAGCGGTTGATGAATTCCAACTTCAGGAACTTCACCCGGATCGCTTGGACTGTCATTCCATCCAAGAATGTCCCCGACCGCTATGACCTGTGCATCTACAACGGCTGGTCGAATGACTCCTGCGTGACCTTCAGCTACCGGCGGCGACCCAAAGACCTCCGGTTCACAGGCTGGGAGCCGCAGGCCCGTGCAGGCACCGTCCAGTGGACCGACAAGGAGATTGCGGGCACGGGCACGACCTTCACCAATTTAATGATTGGCTCTGTGATCCGGGTGTCGGCTGACCCCACTCGCCACCCCGAAAGCCTGACGGGCATGAATGCCTACGCTGACGAAGCCCTGATCTATGGAGTTGCCAACCAGAACAAGGCTTACGCATGGAGCCCCGCCGGGAAGATGGGCTACCCGGCTGGCACCAAGTACGTCATCACCGATTACCTCGACATCTCTCCGGGTATGTACACGGCACTGCTTTCAGGTGCAGAAGCGTGGCTTGCCCGCATTGCTGGGAAGAACGTCGAGGGTGCCATGGGGGTTTACGGGCGTGATTTGCGGCTGGCCTTTGAGTCTGATGCAGTGGCCCCGATTTCCGGGCGGCGGCAGGGGGCGATTGGCTACACCTCGTTCTGGTATTTGCGGCCCGGGTGTGACCAAGGCATCCCGAGCGGCCCAGCCGGTGAGCCCTGCGACACCCTCGACGGTGGAAACTCAGCCTCCACTTACGAGGCTGCGTAATGCCTATTCGGATCAACTCTTGGAAGGGTCTGGTCAACACTGCCAGCCCCTACGTCCTGCCCCCCGGTGCGGCAGTCGAGCAGATCAACTGCACCAGCCTGACCCCCGGCCAGTTGACCGTAAGAGGTGGCAGTCAAAAGCTGGCTGACACCAGTGAGCGGCTGGTCGAGCTATGGGGGCTCTCTCTGGGCTCCTCTCAAACCGATGTGATTCTGGGGCAGTCGGAGAGCGGCAAGATCGTTGAGCTTGGCGGCATCGGCAGCACCCCGGTCGAGGTTGCCAAAGATAGCTCCTTCACCGGAGAGCATCCCGTTTCCTTTTCTCAGGGCAGGCGAGGCGAGGTCTATATCTATCAAGGTTATGGCAAAAGAGGTCTGGTCCGTGGCCCTGATGGGAAGGTTCGGCCAGTGGGTCTTTCCGCCCCAGAAGCCAAACCAGAAATTACTCAGGACTCCAGCCCCAGCTATTACGTTGCCCGAGTGGACATCACCGAGGTCGGCAACGGCTACAACCTCCCCCCTACGGTCAAGATTGGGGCTCCCACCGGAGATGGCGGCAGGCAGGCCACTGCACTCAGCCGGATTCTCAGTGCCCGTGTCAATGAAATCGAAGTGCTGGACGGTGGTGCTGGATACACCGAAGTGCCCTGTGTTGAATTCACAGACACCCCCAATGGGCCAGCTACGGGAGTTGGTGCTGCCGCTGCCATCACCCTAGAAGCTGGTGCTGCCCAAGGTGACCCTGAAACAGGGATCGTCTACTGGGAAGTCTCCGAGCTTCCGACTTGGTTTTGGCTCTGCCTTAAGGGGTATGCCCGCGAGGGGAAGGGCATCATTGTCGAGGCCCAAGGTGGCTCTGGCTCTGGGGCCCGAGCAATCGTCTGGGTGGACGGGACTCTCTACAACGGAAACTGCTTGAAGCAGAATTCTGACGGCAGCGAATTGAACGACTTTGGGGTAAATGTCCAAGTCTATGACTTTGGCTCTGGCTACCAAGCTGGCGATATTGTGACCGGCAAGATCAAGGTGGCCGGTTCGTTCACCAGCGGCATCGTTTCTGGGCCAAACTGCAATACGGAACAGGAGTGCCAGCTACGGATTGAAGGGATAACCCGCTACTCACCCAAGGCTCCGGGGCTGGCGGAAATTATCCGGGCAAACCCCTACAAGCAGAGGCGTATCAAGACCAACGTGGACAACGGTGGCAGTGGGTACAAGACCCCGCCCACGTTCACCACCGAGGATGGGGAGGTCATCAAGACCGACATCAACTGCGAAGGCAGCGTCACAAAGCTGATCGTTCCCAGCCCCAACAAGGTCTATTTGTTCCCGCCCAAGCTCATTGACCCAGAGGGAGATGTTGGAAAAGCGCGGGCACTGGCAATCGTTCGTCCGAATTTCAGGGGCAAGTACCAGTGCTACTACCGCTACGTCAACGATTCTGTGCCCGAGTCTGCGGGCGGGCCGATCTACTCAAGCTTGTCTCCAGTCAATGAACTGGACTGCGGAGACTGTGCTTCCAAGATCATTTGGGCTGCGATCACGATTCCCGCCGGTTCAACTGGCGTCGAGCTTTGGCGGTCCACGGCAGGGCAGGCTACTACCCTGTTCCGAGTGGCAACCCTGAAAACGGCGGCGGATTACGAAGACTCTCTTTCTGACCGCGACCTGACCGATACGGCCCGCGACGGCTATCTCCAGATGCCCATTCTTCTGGAGGACGGCTCCCTCAATGCCAACAGGTTTGGGGTTGCAAACTCCGACTTTGCCGTTGGAGTGGTCTTCCAAGATCGCACGTTCTTAGGCGTGGACACGACCGGCAAGCGGCCCAATACCCTTCTCTACTCCGAGGCTGACGAGCCGGAAGCTGTTCCCGAGGTCAACGAGCTAATCCTGCAAACCAATGTCCGAGACACCGACTACATCACGGCACTGATTCCCTATGCCGGTGCATTAGTGGTAGCCCAGAGCAAACACATCCACCGGCTCACGTTCGTCCGCAGCCCAGAACAGGACGCCACCACCTCCCTGATTGCCTACCGGGGATGCCTCAACCAACGCTGTTGGGACATCTACATGGGTCTGGCCTACATCCTTGATGACAACGGCTTGTATGCCATGACCGACACGGGCGAGGTCGAGCATTTGTCCATGGCAATCGACTCCATGTTCAGGCTCAATACGGACTCCAGCCTCAAGACCATTGATTTCAACAAGCGGGAATGGTTCTTCCTTCGGGCAGACCGGAACTTCGGGGTCATCCGTATCCACGTTGCCTATACCGGCGACGAGGGCAAGTACCCAACGCGGCAGCTTGTCTATGACCCAGACAGCAAGGCTATCTGGGAGGAGGAGTACCCGACCGTGTTTTCGGCAGCGACCGAGATTCGGGCTGACGATGGCTCTGTCATGCTCGTCCATGCTGCCGAGAACCGTCTGTTGCTCTTAGGTTCCGGCCTGACCGACGAAGGAAAGCCGATTGCCTACTCCTATCGGAGCGGCAACTTTGAATTTGGCACCGATCAGCAGAGCAAGAACGGTGGTCAGCAAAACTCCAGAAACGTCAGCGTGGTCTACAAGCCCACCAAGACCAGCAGCAGGCTGAATCTGGCTGTTTTCTACAACGGGTCCAGCACACCCAGACGGAACGTAGCCCGCCGTGATCGCGGCGTGGGGTTCATTCACGACGATCAAGAGCCCGCAGCTTATGTCGATATGCAAGCCATGCCCCATCAAGAAGCTGAATCCCATGGCATTGCCCGAGCCCTGTTTGCCGGGAAGACCCTAGAGGACTTTGCCGGGAGCGATACCCATGTCTCCATCAAGCTGTATGGGAAGCAGGACGAAGCGGGTCCGGTGGTGATCCATTCTGTAGACCTGATGGGCGTGAATGGGGGTGAGTGATGCCGATTTCCCCCCGTGCAGCACAGCAAATTGCTGACCTTCTCATAAGGGCTGGAGTCCCGGCAAATACTGCACTCGACGTTGCCCAGCGGCTCCTGTCCGAGTCGGCCAACCCAGCCAATTTCCGCACCCTCAACGGTGACCGGGCCAATGTCATCGGGCCCCAGAAATTCCAGCCCCGGGAGCAAGTCCTTCCAGCGGTTGCACCTGCGCAGCCAGTTGCCACAACCACAACCCAAGGCCCCCCGCCAGAGATTCCGGTCTTGGAGTGCGGCGGCAAGTCCATCTGCGACATCCTTGAGGAAATGCAAAAGTCTTTGGTGAAGCTGGAAAAGCGGGTGAAGGTCATTGAGGATTTGCTGGCAAACACCGTCGAATGCTCAGTGGACTGACCCATGAAACCACTTGCGAAATATAAGGGTGCTTACCTCAGAACCCCAACGGGGCGGCTAATCGTCGCTGCCAACAAGGACGAGTGCTGCGAATGCGGCGACTGGGGCTGGGAGTGCGTCAGTGCAACGGAGTGCGTCCCGAGTCCGTTTGGGATTTGGGAGCGAGAAGAAGACTGCCTGAACACTGCCCCCGTGGAGTGCGATGGGCCATGTACGTCGCTGTATATTCGCCGCAGCTACGCGCCCACCCCCCGGCCAAACGCCATCACCCTGAAATACACGATCACGATTCCTTCCCGTTATTCGCTGCCAGTCAAAATCTGGGGCAGCGGACAGGCGGATGATCGAATCCGAATCAACGGTCAGATAGGGTTTATGACCGGCAATCTCGACCGATGGGAACGAACGTGGACTCAAAACGAGCGGACGTTCACCATTGCGACAGATGACACGATTGGCAGTCAATGTGGATACATTGGCACTTTTTACTTCTCCAATAACCTGTCTCAGGTTTTGCCGCCAACCGGCTGCAATCAGGTCACGGTGGTTGACGAAGCTTTTGTCGGCCCAAATCTCCCCGATCCCATTGGCCCAGTCAGGTCGCTCCGTTCAGCATCCGTGCAGCCAGCCGACTGCGAGTCTGACCCTGACGGCCCGGGAACCCTGCTTTCCGAGTCCCTTGCCCTGATTGGCATTGTCTCCGACGCCAACTGTGGATGCCGTAAGAAGGCCAAGCGGATGAACTGCTTGGGCCCAGACGGCTGCGAAGCCCACATGGACGAGATTCTGGCTGGCCTGCGAGAGGAAGCCGAAAACCGTGGCCTTCCGTTCTCCGAGATGGTGGCCCGGATGATGGTGAACCGAGCCATCAAATTGTCCAGAAGGCGAAAGGCGAAGTCGAAAGCTTAGGACGCTGGATAGCAGCAGTCCCAAAGTATCGCCGCCGCAGATGCCTCTGCCCGATGGGGCGTAACCCGGACATAAAAGGGTTAGGAGATTTTCCATCATGGCTTGGCCGAACATGACGGGCTCGAACTTCAACTACGCCCTCGCCCAGCAATCGCAGGGTGTGGACAACTCTATGTACTCCTCCGACCCGGAGGAAGCACAGAGGATGATGATGGAGGATTTCCACGAACGCTGGAGAAAAGACAAGAAGGGCTTCAAGCGGGACATGATCAAGCAGAACGCCCAGAACCAAAAGCAGGCCCGCAGCCAACGGCCAGCCAACAACGCACAGGCAGCAGGCCAGCAGGCCGCCCAGAACCAGCAACAGCAGGGCCAATCCATGTTTGCTCTCCCCAATCCCCAGCAGCAGTTCGCCCACCACAGCAACATGGTGAATCAGGTGAACGATGCTTGGCGGGAAGAAATGAACGCCCGGGTTGCACAGCAGCAGGCGGGCCTAGAGCGGGCACACCAAGAAAGACTGGCCTCTATTCAGGCCCAAGGCCAGCAGCGGCAGCAGTACCAGCAGCCCCAGAACAACGAGCAGCAGTATCGGACCCAAAAGAACAATGCCCTGATGCGGATGATGGGTTACGGCAACACCCATGTCAGCGGCCCCGGCGGCCACAAAATCATGGGCCCCTTTGAAGCCATGTCCCAGTCATTGCTGGCGAGGTAGCCGTGTACCAAAAAGGTCCCCAGCAAAACCCGATGGCGGCTCCGTTTGGTCGGCAACCCAGCCAGCCTGTTGCTGACCTTCAGGCTAACGGGCAGGCGGTCAACCGGGCCAGCCTGCTCTCGGGGCTGCGGCACGACTCACAGATCAAGCCCAACACGGGCACTGCCACAGGGGACCGGGCGGCTCAGGACTTTGCCAAGTCGCAGTTGTATCAAAACCAAGCAGCACTTGGCCGTAAGTCAGACATGGCCAATGCCAAGATGCAGTCCCAGATGCAACAGCAGCAAGAAGCCATGACTCAGCAGATGCGGCAGTCCCGGATGCAGCGGTTTCAGCAGAACAACCAGCAGGCTGCTGACCAAGCTCAGCTTGGACTTCGGCTTGGCCAGCACAAATGGGATATGTGGATGAACTGGCGTTCCGGCCTTGCGAGGCTACTTGGATGATCGGAAACAGCTACTCACTGAAGCCGTCGCAGTCTGCCTTCAAGCCGAATCCGGTTGCAGGTCTGGCTGGCATTCAGCCGCGACGGACCATTAGCGACAGGGCCACCGAGGAGTTCGGGAACAACCGGGCGGCCGAGGAGTTCCAGAAGGGCTACGTTCGCCCTGCCATGTCAGCCAAGGCTGGCTTTTCTGTCAACAACATGGACCGCATGAGGGCGGCTCAGTCTCAAGCTTCCGGTGCCGCACGGGGGGCCAGCGCAGTAGCCGAAGCCCGCGCCGAAGACCAAGCCTTCAACTCACAGCAGGACTTTGACACGCGGCAGGCCATGCAGGCTCGGCTCAATGACAACTACGCACAAGACACTGCCGTTCAGGGGTCAAACTTCAACCGTGCCTTTCAGGTCAAGTCGGCCCGCATGAACAACCAAATGCAACGAGACAACAGTTGGCAGGCTTTCCGCCTTTCACTCCTAGGAAACCTTGGGTAATCGCAATGTCCCACGCAAACTTCTCTACCCTCGACCTCGAAGACCTCACGCCGAAGCAGCTTCGGAAGCTTCTTGGTGGGTTTGCCATGAGGCACCTTACCCCCAAGGAAAAGGAAGAAGCCAAGAAGGATTCCGAGGAAGACGCAGACAAAGAGAACGACGATCTCGTTGATCTGCACGAAGAAAAGAAGGGTGACTCCAAGCCGCCGAAAGTCACCAAGGGCGACCTGCCGCCCGGACTGAAGATCGCTGCCGACAAAGAAGACAAGAAGGACAAGAAGAAAAATGGCTAGGGCACCGGACTGGGTTCCGCTCAGCAACTTCTCCGACAAGATCAAGAACAAGGGGGATGTCGGCATTCCCCGGAAGGCCCCCGCGTCGGTGTCTACACCGGACGGCGGCACCCGCACACTCAGTAATTTTGAGTTGCTTCTGGAACGCTTGCTGAAGCAAAAGAAGGACGGCTACTCCCTTCCCAAAGGCGGCATCGACCCGAAGACCGGAGAACGCCGGATGGCCGGGCCGGGTGGCACCCGCATGGAAGTGCCCGGCTCCCGAGCCCGTGGCCTGACCGAGCTTCTTTTCAGCCTTGCTCAGTCGGGTGACGGCGAGTCCCTTGCTCAGCTTGTCAAAGAGTTCAAGTCCCTGCCTGCGGACCAGAAGGCAAGCATTGCCGAGAGCATTGCAAGGGAGTTCCCCAAGGCCAACCGAGAAGAACTTGGCGGCTGGTCTCCCATGGCCGCCGAAGTCATGGGCCTGCTGCAAGGCGGCAAGCCAGACAGGGCCCGGTTGGCTGCACTGGATGCGGTCAAGGGATCAGAGTCTGGCCGCGTGACCTACGAGAAGACTCAGGTTCCCGGTGAGCAAGATGCCCGGGTAATGCCAGCCGAGCCCGATGACTCTCCGGTGGTCGAGACTGCCCCAGAAAACAACCTGCAAGAAGGAGTTCCTCCGGGAGACTTTGCCTACAAGCAAGGCGACCCAGAGCGGATGCCCCCTGTCGAAGGCGTGGACACCAAAGGTTTGCGTGGTGCTGGTGCTTCTACGTTCAAGGCCACTCCGTACATGAGGCTCCCCGGCGAAACAGTCGATGGGGGAGACCCGGCGAAAATCGTATTCGACAACCAGTCATACCAGCCAACTATCAGCCCAGAAGAAACCCGCCAGTGGCTTGAGGAAAGGGTTCGTCAGCTTCCCGGTGCAGGCGAAGTCGATCTGTCTGTTCTTGGCGATGACGTTCTCAAGACGCTGCTTCGCAAGAACAACATTTCCGACACGCCGCCCATGCCGCCGCAGGCCGTCAGGAAGGTTCCGCGAAGAGTCCTTGAGCAAACCGGAGAAGACAAAGGCACGTTTGGTCCATTCGATAATGGTGCTGTTCATGCAGGCCGGAAGTATGAAAACGCATGGGATAGCTGGGGCCAAGAGGCACAGGCTGCAATGACTGCCGCCTTCGGTGACGTTGACGAACTTGTGGCTTCCATCAGAGCAGCCAAAGAATCAGGCGACACAAAGCGGCTGAATGAAATACTCAATCGCGTTACCGAAACGCTGAACGGCGTCAAGAAGCCAACCGTCAGGAAGCCTACGCCCCTGACAAACAATCAACGAGCCACGAACAGCCTAAAGTCAGAGCAGGATGTCGTTGATAACTTGATCATTCAGATGATCGAAAACCCGGGCGTCGGCAGAGGCAACCTCGACCGTCTTTGGGACATGATGCAGGTTAAGCCCGAGGGCGGCCAGAAGAAGCTCTCCCCTTCCGATTACGGCTCCGGGTTCTCCAGCGATCCCAATGTCGGCCCCCGGCAGTTTGCTGAATACGTTTTGAACCGCGTTCTTTCTCCTGATAAAGCACCGGCCCAAGGCAGCGACTACTACCGGATGGCAGCGGCTGGGCTTGAGGAACTGGCACGGGAGCGGTTTTCGGCAAAGGGCAGCGGCCCTGTTCCCGCAAAGGAACTGGCTGAAGTACGAAAACAACTCGGCCCCAACGATGCTTTGGATGAAGCACAGAACTCCAGCCGCTCGACTGACAGCAGGTCTCTTTCGGATGACGCGGAGATCGGCAGTCTTGAGCGGATCGACCGGGAAGCTGCCGCAACTCCTGCCGTCGAAAACGCAACCGCCAATTCAGACAAGTTCAAGGGGTCTGAAGGCAGGGAAGTGTTCAAGGGCGGCAAGGAAGGGATTCGTGAGTGGGCCCTTTACCGAACACAGAATGGCAAGGTGGTGTACCGAGACCCGAAGACCGGAGATGTGGTTGCTGAACCGATCCGAACCTCCGGTTCATTCCCGACTAAGCCAAGCAGGATCGCGGAGCTTCGCAATCTGGCTTACCAAAGCATGGCGTCCAAGCTCCCTTCTGACACCAACGGCAAGAAAGCTCGGGCCATCGCTCGTTTCAATGTTCTTTGGCCTGAAGGCGGATCGCCGTCAGCGGAGTACTTCCGGGATTTGACCAAGAGGGCCGATCACCCGGAAATTGTCTCGTCGGTTCGTGATGGTGAGCCAGCCGTCAGCCCCGACTTTGAAGCCAACCCAGAAGACATTGCCCGCAGCAAGGAAGAGCTTGATGCCTACAAGACGGAGCAGGCTCGTCAGTCAAAGGCCAAGAAGCTGACCACGGATCACGCAGATGAGGGTGCTTGGAAGTCTCGGTACAAGGCGGCTCCCAATGCCAAGGTTGAAAGGTACGGCCCCCAGAGCGAGGCAGAGATTCGTGAGTACGATACCAAGCAGAAGGAAATGCTGGCCGAAGAAGAGCGGGCTCTTGGCAACCGCAGCGTCACGGCAGCAAAGCCCGGCGGCTACGTCACCCGGCCTGACGGGGAGGTTGTGCCCAGCCGGTACCAATTAGAAAGCGACGGAAAACAGAGTGCCCCGGCCAAGACCGAGGGTGCCGCTGCTGCCGACGAAGCCGAAGACTTTCAGCTTGGCGGCCTTGAAGCAGAAGACGAACTGCCGCTTGCCAAGTTTGAAACAATCCTCGGCAACAAGGACGCAACGCCCGAAGAGCTTGTTTGGGCTAAGGCTCAGTACCGCGAAGCCAAGGACGCTTACGACGCAATCACCGACCCTGACCATCGGGCGGCCTTCAAGGCAGAGGTGATGGACAAGCTCGACGCGGCGGTTGCCAGTGGTCCGCACAAGAAGGGGAAGCCAGAAGCCGCCACGGCACAGCCTGCCCCGCAGCCAGCACCGCAGGCCACCACTACCCCGCAGCCCAAGCCTCAAGCTAAGCCGCAGACGCAGCAAGCAGCAGCCACGACAGCAGCCAAACCCAAAGGTCAGGCTAAGCCGAAGCCGCAGCCAAAAGCCAAGCCACAGCAGGCCGCCGCCCAAAAGGGCCCGGCTCCGCAGGCTGGCAAGAAAACCCCAGCAGACGTTGATGCCGTCAACGAAAAGCTCGACCAAGCTGCAAAATCAAATGTTGGCGAGAGCGATGCCCCTGTTGTTGGAAAGAACGATCCTGACCCTGCAAAAACTGACAACAAGACAGATGTTGACGCAGAGTCCAAAGTCGGCAAGGACGGCAAGCCCAAGAAAAAGTCCCTGACCGAACGGATCAAGGGCTACATCCCATCCAAAAAGAAAGCGTTGATTGGCGGCGGCTTGCTGCTCGGGGCTGGGGCGGCCTACCAGATTGCAAACAACTTGACTCAGCCCGAATACGAAGACCCGTTCGCTCGCGGCGAGACTGAAACAGGAACCGGCCCAGAAGGCAGAAGAGACATCGGTGATTTCCCTGCATCGGGATCGTCCGAAGACCGGCTTCGCCAACTCAAAGCACTTATTGATGGATCGCAGAAAGCACAGAAGATTCCGCAAACCATGTCAAGGTGGCACTGATGGCTATTCCCTATCGACCGGGCTCATCTTCTGAAGAGACTATCCGCAGGCACCGGGCCGAGCGGGCTAGGCTGGCTCGCGGTGAGGGCTCCCCCTTGGACGGACCCGAGCTTTCTGCTGGTCACGACAGGGTGGAAGAGCCAGAGCTTCACCTTCCCGGTCCCGAAGAGCCAAAGCCCTCTGCCAGCGACGAGAATCGGCGGCGTCGTGAAGTCGCAGTCCGGGCCATCGAAGCACCGCAGTGGGCTGAAGACTACCGGGAACACAAGGAAGGGGCACTGGATCGTGGTGCCGCCCGTGCCATTGGCTTTGAGCGTGGGCTTGCCCAAGACAGTGGCGACCGTATGCGAAGGGCCGCCCTAGCCAGAGCCCATGCCGAAAAGGAAAAGGCTCTTGCCGAGCAGCAGGCCCATTACGAAGCCACTAGGCCCATGCCGGGAGGTCGTGCTGGAAGCCCCCTTCGTGGACGCAGAGGTGTTGCCGACAGTGTGCCCGACAGGTACCTGACGCCCGAGCAAAAGAAGGCCCGGGACTACCAGTTGCACCAGCCTGAGGTGCCGAGGAAAGACGGCCCCGGTGGTGAGGGCTACCACGTTTGGGACCAGACTGCCAATGACGGAAAGGGTGGTTATGTCCCGAGAGCCCCTGCAGACCGCTCGGTGCATCTTCAGGCTGGAAACTCTCTGGAGTACAGAGCAAAGCTGGCGGGCATCGACTACGACGCCTACTCCGAAGAGGAGATGCCGCAGCTTGAAGCGGACCTTGCTGCTTTTGAAAACCGCCACAACCGGATGATGGAAGACTACGACGTTGTCAAAGTCCCCGGCGGCGGCATGAGGTACACCCCCAACCAGCGTACCCGCGACCGCATGGAAGATCAGCGTGGCGAGAAGTGGCTTCGGGATGAGTACGCCAAGTGGGAAAAGCAGGCCCGTGCTGACCGAGATGGTGACGGCAAGCAGGACGTTACGTTCTCGCAGTTCCGGCAAGCTTACGATCTAGGCACCGGCCTGAGCCATGCTGAACGGGCGGCCCAAGTCCGCGACACTTTCACCAATCAGTGGAAGGCCGAACAGGGTGCCGACGTTCGTGGTGCCATTCGTGAGCGGGCCAATCAGGACAACACTGCCCGCAGGATGAACACCTCCGTAGCAAACGTGATGTTCCAGAGGGACCTGCAAAACGCTGGCACCTCTGAGGACATGATCCGAACGCTGGTTGCTTACCATGCCCAGAACCCAGAGCTTGGACTTGGAAACTTTGCCGCCTTCATGCAGAAAGGCCAAGACGAAGCCAATGCCATGAAGACGGTTCAGGAGCAGAAGGCTTACGAAAACAGGTCTCCTGTCACCAAAGAGGCCGATGACCTAAAGAAAGCCCAGCGGGCAAGCCCTGAGTCGATTGCCGTCTACCGGACCACTTTTAAGCAAACGCTTGGTCCCGGTCAGGTTGCGGACCCCAAGCGAGAGAACGCCTACGTTGCAGAAAAGGGCACCACTCACGCCCAGTCGGTCTGGTCAAAGGTGTCGAGCGGACAGGCTGTTGACGCAGAAGAAAAAGAGTACTTCCGCCAGTGGACAATGGCGGTCAAAGAATCCAGCGAAGAAGGTGACGATTACGAAACTTGGGCGCGGCAATTGGGGGCAGACCCGTGGAACGACACCACCCGCAACGCTTGGTATTCGATGACCGGAGAGTACGCCAAGGGTCCGTGGCAGTCGGCCGCACACGGTATGTACGAAGGGGTCGGGGACTTGACCGGCTGGTGGTAAAAGGAGGGGGCAGTGGAGTCTTACTTTGACCCTCCACGCGGTCGCCGGAAGCAGATCGGCTACGGCGGCAGCTACTTCGACAGCGAAAGCCCGGTCGCGGGTACGGCCCTTTCTCCTGAAGAAAGGGAGTCCCTTCTTGACAAGGTGGCAGGCCGCACCCTTCAGGGGGCCGAGCTTCTCTTTGACGTACTGGATGCCCCTGCGTCCCTTGTCAGGGATACGATTGCAGGCCAGTCCCTCGGCAGCGGCACAACCACTGGCAAGATGCTTGCCGAGTTGGGTCTTCGGCCAAGCTCTGAAGCCTTGGGCGGATGGGGAAGACCGCTTGCAGAGTTTGCTGCTGGTGCGCTCACTGACCCGACCACCTACGTTGGACCGGGCCTGACTCGCGGTGCCGAGGCCCTCCGGGGTGCTGGCCTGCTTGATGACGCCACCCGTGTGATGAGCAAGAAGCTCATTCAAGACGGAGACTTGGGCAGCAAGTACACCCAGAACGCTTTGGATTCTTGGTGGGAGAACTTTGGCCGAGGCTGGAAGTCTCCGGGGGTAAGGCCGAGTGCGTCCGAGATTGCCAACGACCTGACCGACGCTGACCTCTTGGCCAGACCGCTGGCTGGAACGGTGACCTCCCGGCGAAACCTGACCGTCAAGGACATCATCGAAGCTCAGGCTGACCCAGCAGCCGCCACCAAGAAGGTGGACGATTGGCTTGGCAGGTACAAGCAGAACTACGATCAGGTCAAGGACTCGCCCCTTCGCTATGACATTGGCATTGGCCTTCCGCTTTCTGACTACGTTCAGACGGGCATGAACCTCGGCCCCTTTGGCGAGACCATTGCCCGCAACATTGACAAGGCTGGTCAAGCCCTGCGGTGGTCGGCCCCTGTTCGGTACGGCTATGCAGCTTTCGACAGGAGTGCAGCCGGTTCCCCAAAGGAATCAGTGCAGATCATTGGCAAAGAACTCACCAATGCCCTGAAGGCCGGTGAGTCTGCCGGTCGGTTCAAAGCCAGCCAGCACCTGCAAGACCTCGACCCCAGCGTCTTTGGGGACAACGAAGTCGGACGGGCCATGCGTCGTGTTCTTGAGGGCAGACCCTCGCCCGAAGACCTCAAGATGATTAGCAGCAGGTCAGACTTACAGCGGTTTGTCGATATGTGGCACGGTCAGGGGGCCTATGCAGCTCTCAAGACCGGCAGCAACTTCGTCCCAACCCAACCCGGGCTTGCTGCCGAGTACTTGTCGAAGAGGGCTCAGGCTGGGCTTGGCAGTGAGGAACTGCAGGACCCGTTCAAGACCATGTACTTCCCTCGCCATGTGGACGATATGTCCTTCTGGCAGAAGATCACAGAAGAGGGCTCAGGAAAGTCGAGCGGCGGGAAGTCTTTCTCGGCAATGACCGGCGACCAGATGGCCCGGAAAGACCCGTTGAAAAGCCCCGGCGGCACCGACGTTCTCAACAAGCTCAGCCTTGACCCGCAGGTTGCTGGGCCAGACAGGCTCCTAAGCAGCGACCTTGAGGCTGCGAGGTACATCAAGAAAGTGATGGACGGGGAGTCTGCCAAGCTGTTCCCGGCCGGGACAGGCCCAGAGTACACAATGAAGCAGGCGTCCTTGCTTGCCCGTACTCTGCGGCAGCTTGACCAGAAGTCTCTGGATGCCGGGATGCCGCTCTTCGGGTCCAGCTTCGTTGATGACTTCACCCGCTCGGTGGTTGGCAATGAGCGGGCATTGGCTGTTGCCTCCACCATGGAGGATTTCCTAGCCAAGTCTGCCAAGCTCCAGAACTACAAGACAGTTACGGACAAGAACGTGCATGTGTCCATGGGGAAAGCCCTCAAGGACTTGGACCTGTTCACGCTGCCGCAGACCAAGCTCCCCGTTCAGGTCCAGATGGGGGCCAAGACGCAGATCGCCAACAGGCTTGCCAGCCGATTCCCCGCAGAAGACATCAAGCTTCGGAACGTGTCTGTGGACAAGCGGGTCGTGAGTGCGATGGCCAAGATTGCGGACTTCTACAAGTACCCGGAGGTTCAGCGGGACTGGCTGGCTTTCTTCGACAGGTTCACCGCCATGTGGAAGACCACCATTTTGGCTTGGCCAGCATCCAAAAACAGGGACTGGTACGCAGCCGGGTTCACAAACCTTGTCGAGCTTGGCAGTGGCAGGGACACCATGGCTGGCTACTCTTCCGCCAAAGACTTGATTCAGGGGAACTGGGAAAAGCTGGACGAACACCTTGCCACTTGGCCCAAGTACAAGGGCATGGCTCCCGACGAAAGGAAGCGGGCATACATCTCTGACATTGCCGCAGCGGGAGTGACCTCTGGCAGGCGGCAGTCGGACCTTGCTGGCCGGGCCACCGCTCTTCAAGGTGGTGTCAACGTAGCGGACGAGCTTCTCCCGGGTTGGAACCCGAGGACCACCACGGGCTATGCGGCTTGGGACAAGCTGACAGGCAACACTCTTCCAAAGCCAGCCGAACACGCAGTTTCAGAACTAACCAAGAACTGGGACAAGTTTGGTGAGCTTGGCCTTCAAGACAGCACGAACATCGGCAACCCGTTCCTGCGATGGTCTGCCAAGTCGGGCGACATTACCGACCAGATCAACCGCATGGCTCTGTTCAACGGCCTGCTTCGGCAGGGTGTTGACCCCATGGAGGCCGGTAAAAGGGTGCTAACAGCCCACGTTGACTACGACAGCCTTACCACTCTGGAGAAGAACTTCTTCAGGCGGCTGATTCCGTTCTGGTCTTACACCTCACGGACCAGCAAGTGGGTTGCCAAGCAGATCATGGATCACCCCGGCGGCAGGTACACCCAGCTTGGGATGCGGCTTCCCGAGGCGGTGCTGCACTCCGAAGAGGAGGAGTACGTTCCCGAAAGCATTCGTGGTTCGTATGGCACTCCTGTTGAGGGACGCCTGAGCAGACCGTTTGGTGGGGTCAAGGAAGGGGTGACGCCTTGGCTTACCGACATAGACTTGCCGGGCATCGACCAGATCAACATGATCAAGCCCGGGTTCCAGAGGGACGGGACCCCGAGCATCGCTGGGACCGCGTGGAATACCGGCACTGACGCCGTTGGGAAGCTTGCCCACCCCTTGCTCAAAGAGATCGCACAAACCGTAACAGGGGAAAACTTCTACACCAAGCGACCACTGAAGGACATGGAGACTGTCTCTCAGACTTTGGCCGAGGACCTCATTGGTGTTCACCCGCAGAGTGCTTGGGGGCAGACGATCAAGAATCTTGACCCCGTCCTGAACCTCCTGCCGTTCGCTCCCCGCACACTCCAGATCACCAATAGGCTTTTGGATGATGAGAAGCTGCCCGACTTTAGGGATAGGCTTTGGCAGATGGGAATTAACGCCACCTCTGGGGTCAAGTTCCAGAACGTAGACGATCAGGCCCGGCGAATCGACGCCCGAAAGAAGATTGCCGAGATGATGCAGGCTGACCCTCTGGTAAGGAACTTCACTCAGACTTTTATCCCCGAGGACTCCAAGCCTTTCGTGGACAACGAGCTGCTTGAGTTGATGGCCTTGGAACGTCAGCTTGGGAAAGAGCTTGCCCGTGAGCGTGAATTACGCAGCGGTGTCATATCTACGAAGAAGCGACGGACGGACCCGCAGTCTTACTTTGAGTGACGCAGATTGGAGGCGGCGAGGGTTGCCGCTCTGCCAACAGGGTAGGATCAAGGTAATGCTTTGCTGCTAGTCCGGGTGACAGATGACCCAGAAATTTGCTGGCCGCTCCGGGGCTGGCCATCTCTACTGCCGTGGCCCCACTGCGGCGAAGGAACTTGCTCGACCCAGCAAGACCAGCGTCTTTCACCAATTTTCGGAAATGCAAGAAAACGTGTTTTCGGCTCAGGGCCCAGCGAAAAAGGGAGCCGTCTGTAGAAAGCTTTGCAAGATCGCAAAGGACACTTTGGCAATTTGCAGAAAGCTGCTTCCCGAGCGGTCGGCCCGTCTTGTGCTGGACCACCCACAGTCGGCAGTCCCGCATCTGGTTGGCCTGCAGATAGTGAAGGTCTCTGAAACGAACGCCGGTTTCGTAGCCAGTGAGAATCCAGCCCCGCCAGAAAAGGCTCTGCGGACAACCGCTGGCACGGAACACGCCGGTCATCTGCTCTGCGTGAGACAGCAGCCGGGAAAGTTCGCTGGCCGACCATGCAACGGGCGGTGCAACCCGGCACTTGACTCTGGCAACCCTTCCGATACGATGAGTCGCCAACTGCAAGTCGAGTGCGGCCCGCCAGAGTGTGAGCCCCATCCGCCTGTAGTTGGATCGTGTGGTGGACTGCGACGGCGCGGCCCCCAGAAGCCACCGATTGAACACGGAGTCTTCAAGCGTCAACGGAGTGATGCCGCTGGCCTGCATTGAGCGGGCCACTCTTGTCAACGCTTGCCGGTAATCTGCCGACAGGTCTCTTTCACTGCAATAATGGAGTGCTACGTCGATCATGGAACTGTCTCCTTGCGTAAAAAGAGACAATAGTTCGGCTTTGGGGGGCGAAAACCACCACGACGAGGCAAAACCTTCGGGTGGCCTCACCCCCCAAGGGCACCGGCTTCATAAGCCGGGTGTCGCCGGTTCGAGTCCGGCCGCCGCTACTACTGCTCTCCGGTTTGATGAGCCGATCAATGCCTACCACGCCGACAAGGAGTGGTGGAGCAAGAGCCAGCTATGGGACTTGTGGGCCAACGGCCCGCTGTACTTCCACGGCCGGTATATCTCTGGCGGGATAAGTAACCCATTCGGGGCATCCCTTGTAAAGGGAACGCACGTTCACGAATGGGCCGAGCAAGGGCCCAGTGCTTGGTGGGGCCGCGTAGTTGTCATTCCCAAGGAAGTCCTTGGGGCTGATGGTCGCCGCACCAAGAAGACCGAAGAGTGGCTGGCAGGCCAGAGTGCCGATGCCATCTGTCTGTCCGTTGAAGAAGCTGAGGCGTATCACAGGCAGTTCGATGCGATCTTGGCCAACCCGATCTTTGGGCGGCTTCAAGAGCAGACAGAACACCGTGAGTTCAGCATCCGGTGGATAGACCCAGAGACCGGCCTCAAGCTGAAGTGCCGTCCTGATGCGTGTGCTGCCACGTTCCTGTGGGATTTAAAAACCACAAAGGAACGTCAGCCGCTCAAGACCTTCTGGCGATCCGTCATTGATTACGGATACGCATTCCAAGCCGAGCATTACCTGTCGGGTGCAAGAGCCGCAGGCATACCGGCAACCAAGTTTGTTTTCCTGCTCTCGTCAACCGTGCCTCCCTATGAGTGCCACGCAGTTGTGCTGCCAGAGCAGCTTCTCAAGTCAGCCCGTCGTGACCTCAGGTCTACACGCATAGACCTCAAGACGCGGCTGCTTATCGACCACTGGAACCAGCCGGATGCTGGCCAGATTACGGAGTTGGTTGTTCCTCGTTGGGTTCTAAAGGAGAGCAGAAATGCAACTGGATCACGGACTGAGCGGAGTGAGTAGTTCGCCTGAGACCAAGTCTTTTACCGCAGCGTTGCGGAAGGCTCAGGCCACCTACAAGGCGATTGCCAAGAGCGGTGAGAACAAGGAAGAGGGATTCCGGTACGCCACCCTCAAGGACATTTGTGATGCCCTTCTGCCGTCGTTGCTGGCAAACGGCTTCACCATGCCGACGTTCCTCACCGGATTCCAAGCCGTTCATGGCTGGGTCATGGTCGGTCGGCTGAACCATGAGAGCGGGGAGTGGGTGTCTTGTGTGTGCCCGTTGATGCTGGGCTTCACGCCTGAGGATCGGCCGGGCATCCAGACGTTTGAAATCCAATGCACCTACGCCCAGAAGATTCTCTTCCGGTGCTTGGCTGGTGGCTGGCTGGCTGGCGACGAGCAGCCCGTTGCAGCAGCCCCTGCTGAAGAAGCCGCTGCCCCTGTCGAGGCTCCGGTCGAGGAGACCAAGAGCGACCTCATCAAGCGGGCCGAGGCCAAGCTTGAGAAGGAGAAGGACAACGTCGAGCAGGTCACTCTGATCCTGCACCACCTCGACATTCTCGTTGAGCAGGGGGCCGTCACTGCCGCCGACTGCAAGCGGCTGCGGAAGAAGTACGGCAAGGCCATCAAGCAGGAGGTGGCCAATGATGTCTGACGCAGAGATTGACCAGCTAGAGCGGCTGATCGTCTACAGCGACCTGAACCAGCTTCCGCTGATTCTGATGCGGGCAGTCCCAATGCTGTTCGCGGAACTTCGTGTCGTGCGGGCGGCCTTGGATCAACACACCAACTCTTTCCTAGGAGAGCAGACAGATGATCGCGCATGGTCAGGAGATACCACCGGATTGGCAGGAGCAAATCATCTCGGATTACCAGTCGGGGATGAGCGTGTATCAGGTTCAGATGACATACCAGCAGTTCAGCAGGAAAGGGATTTATCGGATGCTCCACGAACGGAAGGTGATGAGGCCAAGGGCACTGGAAAAGGCAAGGGAAAAAGACCCCGACGAAAGAGAGATACAGAGGCTCCGGGACCTTATCAAGAACTCTTGGACAGAAGAGCAGGCGAGGAGCCGGTGGATCGGGAGGAGCCGCAGCAAGATGCAGGAAATTGGCCACTCCCTATCTCAGGTCCTGCCCGACTAGGGGGTGCCCAATGAAGCCACCAGCAAAGTGCCAATCCCTGCCACTCTTTGATCACCTTCTTAGGGACTACCAAAAGGAGGCGATCACTGCTTTGCGTTCGGACTGGCGGCAAGGCTTGAAGAAGCTGCTTCTGGAACTCCCGACCGGCACAGGCAAGACGCGGACGTTTGTCCTGTTGCCCCGGGAGGGGGCCAGAACTCTGGTCATCGTTCCGCTGATCGAACTGATTGGGCAGACCGTAAAGACGATTCGCTCGTTGAGGAACTGCGAACCTGACATTGAGCAGGCTGATCTCAGTGCCCTGCCCGAGACTGAGTTTGTGGTGGCCAGTTGGCAGACCCTTCTTAGGCACGACAGGTACAAGAAGTTCATCGGCAAGGTGGACTTGGTTGTGGTGGACGAGGCCCACTGGGGCTTCACCATGCAGGCCCGTGACATCTTGCAGCAGTTGGTGGACGGGGGAGCGAGGGTCCTTGGCTGCACTGCCACGGCTTACCGGGCAGACAAGGCTTCGCTCCTTGGGTTCTACGACAAGATTTCTTACTGCTTTTCCCTCCGCAGGGCGATTGACGAGGGTTATCTCTGTCCACCCAAGGTCAAGGTTCACTACGTCAAGTCCATCAACCTGTCGAAGTTGGCGAAAAAGGCATCGTCGGACTTCAACCCTGAGGAGCTAGACCAAATCCTAAGGGCGGAAGAAGTCCTTCACGACATAGCTGCACTGATTGTCCAGAACCACAAGCCTAAGCAGCCAGCCTTAGTGTTCGCCCATTCGGTCAGGCAAGCGACTCTGCTTAGGGACCTGATGCTGGACCGCCACTCGCTGCATTGCAGCTTGGTGCATAGCTATCAGTCCGAAGAAGAGTACCGGGAGGAACTCAAGTGCTTCATGCTTGGGCAACGGGAAGTCATCATCAACGTAGGCATCCTGACCACGGGATGGGATCACCCGCCCGTGTCGGAAATCTTCCTTGCCAAGCCAACGAAGGCTTTGAACAAGTACACGCAGATGATTGGCCGGGGCACCCGCAACCTGACCGGGGTGACGGACGGCCTTGAGACCGCAGCCGAGCGGAAGGCGGCTATAGCAGCCAGCGACAAGCCCTTCTTTATTGTCCACGACCTGACCGACTCCAGCCGTTGCCACAAGCTATGCACCGCTCTGGACGTTCTTTGCGACCAGAAGAAGGACATCCGCATCAAGGTCCGAGACAGCCTCAAGGACGAGGCCACGCTGGAAGAGATCGACGCCGCCGTTGCCGCCGAGATGGAAGCCGAGCGAGAAGCCGCCCGCCTGCAGAGAGACACGGAGCGGAAGCGTCGTGAGGGGCTGGTGCTGGGCGTCACGTTCGACAGCTACGACCACGACCCCTTCGGCCGACCAGACCGCGACACTCCCAGACGGCGGGAGTTTCGTGCCCCCTTCGGCAAGTGGAAGGGCCAGCCCCTGTCGCAGATTCCCGTGGACTATTTGAGGTGGGCATTGAAGGAGGCCCGCTTGACTCCGATGTGGAAGCAGGCGTTCAAGGATGCCATTGATCGCAAGGCAAACGAGGAGCGTTGGAACACAGCGAAGTAGTGAACAAGGATTGCTGTTGACAGCACCCTTACAACGAAAAAAGAAGGATCGAACAAGCCCCATTCAGGACGGGGCAGACGGTGTACCACCAGCCGGGGCTGCGGCCAAAACGGTGGAGGATTATCAGTGCCTGCCGGGGGTCCGACTGTACGGGCAGGGCATAGGAGCGAGGCTCCCTTGGTACGCAGTGTCAGGGTTCAACGTGGCGAACTGCGAAAACAAAATCACTCCACGGGTAAAGGTCCGGCATGGCTCCGAGCGGCCCGATCTAGCCGACTTCCTGCTATTTGCAGGGAGTCGGTCTGCAATCACCAAGCAACCCAGTGCTGGGCCGAGGGGAGGGCAACCGACTGTGGAGGTTGCACGACCTGCTGCTGACGAGAATTTTCAGTAAAGAGATTTACCAATGGAGGTTACCCAATGAGCGATGTAATGCCGTTTGGAAAACACAAGAGCAAGACAATGGATTCCATTCCAATGCCTTATCTCCTGTGGTGTGTCAAGGAAATGAAGAAGTGTCCCTTAATCGTAATACAAGAGATTGATAGAAGAACCGGACTTGATGGTTTGTCAGGTAAGTCCATCAGGAAATACCAGCGAATCAAAGAAACTGGGGGGCTGACATACAAAGGCACAATCGTTGGCCGCGATTACCGAAGGCTGAGGGAAGAGTTTGAGAGGGCTGATGGAGACCCGAGCGATTGCCCGTTTGATACCGAAGATTACCAGTACACAGGCCCGACCATTCACTGGGTTGGCGGGCACTCTGTTGTTTCACCCAGCGAGTTTCCTAGGAGCAGAGCATGAAGATCAAATGGAAGACTGACCGTATTGAAATTGAAGTTGATGGGGCCGACACCAAAGACTGTTTTGCTGAATTGGCAGGGGCCATCGAAGTGTTCGGTGTCTCCACATGCGGAGCCTGTGACAGCACCAACACTGTCCCGGTCACCCGAGAGAACAAGGGCAATCACTTCTACGAAGTCCGCTGTGTTGACTGCGGGTGCAGCATCGGCTTCGGCCAGAGGAAGAGCGACGGGGCCCTGTATCCAAGGAGAAAGGATCAGGACGGCAACCTGATTGGCACCAATGGCTGGTCCAAGTGGTCGAAAAGGGAGGTGGACAGCCCATTCTAAATCCCCATCTGTAGGTAGTCGGGCACATAAAAGGTTATGTGCCAAACTACTACTACAGGATTGGGCAGGCTTACGTCGCAGCCATGCTGTTATGGTGGCTGCTGACCCCAGCAAGACCACAGCCCAAGTACTACATCCCAAAGCCAGCACCCAAACCCGAAAGCGTAGTCCGTGAAACACCGGCTACGCCTAGGGTTGAAGTGCAGGTAAAGGCCCCTATCAAAGAAGCATCAGAGAAGTCACAAGATAAGACTCCTCATTTTAACGATGCCTTGCCAAAGCCCTCTATTGCACCGCTAGAGGCCGACTCCCTGAAGCTGCTATCGGGAGTGTGCCCGCCCATCAGAAAGGCTCCTGAGGGCCAGTATCCGCCAATACTGAAGGAGCTTGTCAGCCGGGTCAAAAACCCGTCCGCATTTCAGGACCACAGTGACCCGACTGATCTCGTCACTTGGACGCACGAACTGACCCACGCAGCCAGCAATCAGGTCTGGAACAAGAGGGGCAAGCACGGCATCTACCTGCTGGACGGCAAGGGGATCGTGCTGCCCCACCCCGAGATCACCATAGAGCAAGTTGCCAATTCAATCCCGGCCAACCGCCGGGGAAAAATCTACAAGCTCTATCTGGTTGACCAGCGTCGGTGGTGGAACGACTCGCCCTTGTATCTCTGTGACGAGTGGTGTGCGTACACCCATGGTGCCATTGCCCACAAGCAAATGGGCTGGGGCTCACGACGCAAGGACACGTTCCAGTCAGCCAAAGAACTTGAAGGGTACGTCCGC